CTGATGTTTTTATAAAAATATCAGGACTATCCATTCCCTTTTGGTATGATAGCTCAAAATTAACGTTGCTCTATAAGCCAACGCTAATCCCTGTCCGTATGGCAGCTTCAGCTACTGCTGGTTGTAAAACCAGAATAGTAACTATTAATAAATTATGTTTTTCCATAATTGGTAAATACCTCCATTTTATGGTAAAACCTATCTTATTACGCTCTGAATTATTTCAGAGTGGTCAACGTCTTTTGTGGCCTTCAAGCTATAGATTCAAACCTTATGGTATGATCTATAGTCAAGACCTCAAAAATAGCACTGATTATTTCAGTCATCAAATAGTATATTTGATTTGGCAACATGTTGCTAAGTACGTTCGTTATGCAAACGAACGCCACCCTTTCCTTATTTGGAAGGATATAATCAGCTATAAAAGAACTATTTCGGTACCGAAATACCTCTCCGATACTGGAGAGGCCTATTCTTTTAAACAAGAACGGGGTTCTCTTATGGGTGATGCAATGTCTTTTATGACATTAAGCTTATTTGGTGTTATTTTTGACCGTATGGTCAGAACACTAAATAGGACTTATTATCATTCACCAGGTTTATTACTTGGTGATGATTATCTCACAGTATTGGAGAACTATGACTACTGTGTTAAGGCCTCGGCTTTAACAAGTAGTCTAGGATTAGTTTTATCTAAAAAGCATGGCTATAGTGCCAGAGCCGGGGTATTTGCCGAGCAATTGATATCAATTGTTCGACACCGACTCTGCTTTTTGGATTTAATTAAACTACGCTTGCTAACAGGCGTCCCTTCAACAATTATGGGAGACCGTAGGGTCTCCTTTATTGGAAAAGGTAAGGATCTTTTAAAGATCTATTCCTATACAGGAAATCAAACTCTTAAAAGTGTGATTAGTCACACTTTTTGGCAAGAGTTTAAACGATATTATGGAAATTTAAATATTTTACTTCCATACTTTCTTCCAACCACATTAGGTGGTTTAGGTTTCCCTATGAAACCGGGAAAATTTGTTCATTATTTCTGGAAATATATCCATTATTTTGAACATTTTGATACTGATCATATTGATCCGTACGAGAGATTAATAGAATCTCTTCGATTGAGATATATTTACCGAAACTCAAAAAAGGGTTTAGGTGATTATACTCAAGAAGCTATTACTATACTTGGTAAATATTTACGCAAGTATAAAGTAGCTGAAGATTATCATGGTGAATTCCATGATAACTTACTCTATCATCGTTCTTTATTAAAATCTAAATACTTAGATTTAATATCGGACGAGCCTACCATTACTGGTAAGACAGAGTATGAAGAGACTCTTGAAAAAGAGTCAATTTATACTCTTGATAGAATAATTGATATATTCGATAGAATATATACTTTCGATCGCGGATTACGCATCGATTCTAAGCCTAAAGAAGTTACGCTAAATACGTATCTTCGAAAAGCTAGAAAGTTTTGGCGCCCTCGGGTCGTTAATCGACCTTGTAATAAGGGTACTTTACCCGACTTATATAAGTTGGAAGGAAAAATTAAGGGATATAGTGATTATTTCATCTATATCTCTAAAGATACCTTTATTAGTCTTGATCTCGCATCTAGTATGCGAGTAAGCTATTTTGATCCCGTAGGGAATCAAAACTATACGAATCTCAGCGACTATGTTGGAGTATTCCACCAGGACGTAAAAACCCCGGTTATAGTCGTTGAAGATTATCGTACAGATTATTGCCATATAATGCCTGAGTTAGGTATAGACCTAACCGACATTACTTTTGGTGGTAAAACCAAGTTCGTTTGCGAACCAGGTAGATTGTATTAATCTATAAATACTACTACGGTATTATAATCGAGAATACCCTTGAACTCTAGGGAAAGAGTTGTAGAGGATACTCCCTATTGGAGCTTTAGACACTTTATGTGTACACACATCGGTAGCGATATGCTTCCACTGTGTCACTAGGTATATACCATGGTATATATCTAGAAGCTTTAG